TTAGTATCAGCCACATTCATTCTGAAAGTATCACCTCGCTTCATAATACGTGCGATATGACACATCATACTCATTCTATGGAGAGTAGGTTGACGATTAAATAGAACTGCATCACCGTCCATCATATGTCTATGAACGATATCGCCTTCTTCAAGAAGAATAGATTGTCTATCCAAGTAATGTCGTAGCCCAATTGTTTCTCCATTTTTCTTTTCTAAATTTTTAGCTCCAGGCCACACATCAGGGCCATTTTGCACTAATTTTGTCAAAAATGCTTTATTAATTTTATTAACGGTAACAGGTTTTGTAATATTTTTAGCAATTTTCATTGGAATACCTAATTCGCGAATTGAAATATTAGGATCCGCAGTAATAACTGAACGAGCGCTATAATCTACACGTTTAGCCATAAGATTGCCTCTCATACGCCCACCTTTGCCGTTTAAGCGGTCTTTAATTGATTTCAAAGGTCTTCCTGAACGCTGCGCTACTGAAGCAACTCCAGGTATTTTATTATCTACTTGTGTAGCAATATAGTATTGCAATACCGTAGCCCAATCATCAATTATATTTGCAGGCGCATTATTTTGAATTTTTTCTTGTAAAGTTTTATTCGTTTTAATAATATTTACTAAAATATGACTCAAATCATCTTCAGATCTTTGTTGCGCATCGTGTTTCACTGATGGTCTAACTGCTGGAGGAGGAACAGACATTACTTGACAAATCATCCAATCAGGTCTTGAATAAACAGGACTAAACCCCATAAATGAAACGTCTTCGTCTGAAATCCTTTTGAATATTTTTAGCACCATTTCAGGAGTTAATTTTATAATAATCTCTTCATTATCGTCACTTGAAGATGCACTATCATTTTTCCATTCTGCAAATATAGTAGCAAGACCTTCTTTTCTAATTTTATTCGGTTGAAGACAACCACAACCGTCGTCAATATCTTCACCACAACGTTTAAGTTTACTAGCTAATGAAAATACATATTTCCATCTTGCATCTCCTTGTAATTTTAGTGCTTGTTTATATTTTTCTTTACTTACTAAAAGTTTACTACACTTAAAACATACACATCTCAAACATTTTAATATTGTGCTTAAATATTGAATATAAAATACGGGTCTTGCTAATTCAATATGACCTGCATATCCAGGAGTTTGTAAATAATCTAAACCATCTGTAGGACAAATTAGACCTGGTTCTAAAACTCCCATTCTAGGGTCAAATAGACCACCAATAACAGGTTTATTATTTATATACGTATCTCGAGTGGTAATTTCAGCTACAGAACCTTTTCGTATTTCTTCCGGAGACAAAATACTAAACTGAATACCAATAACTTTGGAACAATTTAACATATTTAAGTTTGAATATTTCGACATCTATTATATTATAATACAATAGATTTATATTGTTTTTACAAATCAATTTTATTTTAAAATTTTATATTTTTTTAATAAAATCAGGTTATTGCCAAATTATTTTAAATAATTGTATTCTTTATTATGCTTTAAAAACTTATATTTACACATCTAAATTATATACCACAATATAAATAATATATATTTATAATAATTTAAAATTAACTTGCATAAATATATATTATACAATGTCACGAGATAACCAAAGTAAAATAACCAAAAAAGATATGAATAAGCGTTCTAAAAAAGAAGCTGAAAAGTCATGTAATAAAAAAAGAAATGATGAATCTGATAGTGATGATTTTATTAGTGACAGTGAAAATGATGAAATGGATGTGCATGAATATAGAAAATTTTTATCGAAAATATTTCCATCTAAGCATTTAAATAAAAAAATTAAAGATGGAGAAAAATTAAAAAAGGCGGTTGAAGAAATATCATCTGAATCTGAAGAAGAATGGCAAACTGATTCTGAAGAAGAAAAATCTAAAAAAAAGGCAGATAAAAATAAAAAAAGTAAAAAAGGTAAAAAAGTGGTTGAATCTGAAACAGAAGATGAGGAAACTATTGGTAGCGAAGATACAGAAGAGGAGGAGGAGGAGGAAGATGACGAAGAAATTAAAGTAAAAGGGTCTAATAAATTCAATATAATTTTTACAATTGGAGGAGGAAATGAAGAAGAAGAAGAATGGGATGATGAAGAGGATGATTCTGATTTTGAAGAGGATGATTCTAGTAATGAAACTGAAGATGAAGATGCATCTGTTTCATCTTGTTCATCTGAAGAAACTCCTAAAAAAAATAAAAAAATGGAAAAGGAAAAAGAAAATAAGGAATCTAAAAAAGAAACAAAAAATGATATAAAAGAAGATAAAAATGAGAAAATAAATAATAATGAAACTCTAGAACAACTAAAACAACTTTTAGAAAAGAATCCAAATGATAAATCTATTAAAAAATGTATTGAAACTTATGAAGAAGATATTAAGAAACAAAAGGCAAAACAAGAAAAGAAGGATAAAAAGCACAAAGAGAAAAATATAAGGATATTTCGAAAAATTGTTAAAGATAAAAATACGATGAATGATTTTTCATTTTATGAAAAACTAGAATTAGATGAACAAAAAAAGATAATAAAAGAATTAAAAGAAATTAATAAAATCACTAGAATTGAGAAGCCATATCGAATGACACTTTTGGAAGCAAATATTCCAGTTCAATTTAAAGGAGCTGCGATGAAAAAAATAAATTCATTGCGTTATATGGAACCTGGTAGTGGTGAATTTTATAAAATTAAAAACTGGGTTGATACTTTTATGCGTATCCCATTTGGTAAAAATGAAGCGTTACCTATTAGCATTGATGATGGTGTAGATAAATGCCATGCATTTATGGAAAATGCACAACAAATATTAAATAATGCGGTTTATGGGTTAAATGATGCAAAAATGCAGATTATGCAAATGTTAGGTCAGTTATTAACAAACCCAAAGGCAATTGGAACTGCTATAGCTATTCATGGTCCTCCAGGAACTGGAAAAACCAGTTTAGTTAAGGAAGGTATTAGCAAAATTTTAAATAGACCATTTGCATTTATTGCTTTAGGTGGTGCAACAGATAGCAGTTTTTTAGAAGGTCATGGTTACACATATGAAGGTTCTACTTGGGGTAAAATTGTTCAAATATTAATTGATAGTAAGTGCATGAATCCAGTAATTTATTTTGACGAACTTGATAAAATTAGTGATACTCCTAGAGGAGAAGAAATTGCAGGTATTCTGACTCATTTAACAGACACTTCTCAAAATTCTCAATTTCATGATAAATATTTTTCCGAAATTAATTTTGATCTAAGTAAATGTCTTTTCATTTTTAGTTATAATGATGAATCCAAAATTAATCCTATTTTAAAAGATAGAATGTATAGAATAAAAACAAAGGGTTATAATCAAAAGGAAAAAACGGCTATATCAAATAATTATTTATTGCCAAGAATTCGTGAGCAAGTAAGATTTGATGATTCACAAATAATTATAAATGAACAAACAATACACTATATCATTGATAACCATTGCAATAAAGAAGATGGTGTAAGAAATTTAAAACGATGTCTAGAAATAATTCATACCAAAATTAATCTTTATAGATTAATGAAACCTGATTCTAACTTATTTGAAGAAGATATGTCGTTAAAAGTGCAATTTCCATTTACAGTAACAAAGGATATTGTTGATAAATTAATTAAAAAAGAAAATGACAATATTCCAGCACTTTATAGCATGTATATGTAAACAACAACATTAAATATATTTTAAATAAATTTAAAAATTAAATAATATAAACTATAATGAGTTTAAATTATTTTTTGTTTTGCAAAGATTTACTTCAATCTAATATTTTATATATGGATGAAATTATTTCAAATTATGATAAAATGTATTATGAATTATCAAAAGAATATGAATGTCTTTCAGATTGTAATGAAACACATATAAAATGTTGTAAAACTATTTTAACTTTAAGATTAAAATTTATTGACAAAAAAAAAGAAAATGAAGAATTATTAGAATTGTATAAAGCTAGAATATATCTTTTATGCGATCACAGTTTTGTTGATGATGAGATAGATATTACATCAGAAAGGACACAAAAAATCACATATTGTTCTATTTGTGAATCAACCAAAAAATAAATTAAGTTCTTTAAGTTACTTTGAGAATTTATTATATAAAAACATGAATTTGAAATTCCCAAAAGTATTTCGGGAAATTGATTTTGGACATTTATAAATGTCCAAAATTGAAATATAGAAATAAATCTTGAAAAATGAAAAATGCAAAAATCCATTAGACCATAAATTTTTTTAGCGTGTCATTGATGAAATACTTTTAAAAATTATGTTACGATAAATTTTTTATTGAAAATATTAATAAATTTGCATATTTTATTTTTAAGATAGTTTAGGATAAAATATTTAGAAAAATCTCAAACTATATTATATAATGCCAAAAGAAGATATAGATTACTCTAACACTATTATTTATAAAATTTATTGTAATGATAAAAGCATAAATGATGTATATATATCCCATACAACTAATTTTACAAAGCGAAAATATCTCCATAAATCAGCGTGTTCTAATTTAAATAATAAATTAAAAATATATAATACCATAAGGCAAAATGGAGGTTGGGATAATTGGAATATGGTTGAAATAGCAAAGTATAATTGTAAAGATAAAACAGAGGCACGAATTAAAGAACAACAACATTATGAAGAATTAAATGCAACTTTAAATATCTCTCCTCATTTCCAAGGAATAAAATATATTTTTTGTGAAAACTGCAACTATAAATGCTCTAAACAAAGTGAATATAACAAACATATTTTAACTAATAAGCATCTAATCCTACAAAATCCTACATATAAATCTCCAAAAATATCCACACCGTTTTTATGTGAATTATGTGATTATAAATGCTGTAAACAAAGTGAATATAACAAACATATTTTGACTAATAAGCATAAAATCCTACAAAAACCTACATCAAATCCTACATCAAAAATCTCCGACAAAAAATATCCTTGTATTTGTGGTAAAATATACAAACATTCTTCTACTCTTTATGCACATAAAAAAAAATGTAACCAACAAATAAACACTGATATTGAAAGTAATAAAATAATTCATGATAATTCAGTTGATAAGGATGAATTGATTCTAATGCTTATTAAACAAAATTCTGAATTAATAAAAGAAACATCAGAATTTAAAAATATTATGATGGAAGTTATTAAAAATGGCACTAATAATAATACTGTAAATTCACATAATAAATCTTTTAATTTAAATTTTTTTTTAAATGAAACTTGTAAGGATGCAATGAATATAATGGATTTTGTAGATTCGATTAAATTACAGTTGTCTGATTTGGAAAATGTTGGTAAATTGGGATTTGTGGAAGGTATTTCAAATATCATTGTTAAAAATTTAAATTCATTAGATGAAAACAAAAGACCAGTTCATTGCACTGATTCAAAGAGAGAAGTAATGTATGTAAAAGATGAAAATAAATGGGAAAAAGAAAATAATAATAATTTAAAAATGAGAAAAGCAGTTAAAAATGTTGCATATAAAAATTCAAAAATGTTAAGTGAATTCAGAACAAAACATCCCGATTGTTTAAAAAGTTCTTCAAAAGTGTCAGATAAATATAATAAATTGGTATTTGAAGCTTTGGGAGGCAAAGGGGATAATGATTTAGAAAAAGAAGACAAAATCATTAAAAATATTGCAAAAGAAGTAAAAATTGAAAAATAAACTCTGTAAAATTATATTAAATATATATTATTATTTAATTGTAATATATATTTATTATTTTATTCGCACATAGCAGCCAATTTAGTCAAATTTTGAATATATTTCATAGTCTTTGATTGACTTTCAGGCGTCATTTGTTTTATTGGCTCACGCAAGCGATCAATTGATTCCATAATTTTATCCGAATTAGATGCAGAAGATACATCATTTGAATAATCTTTATTAATAAAAAAATCAATATTACCAGCTTCAATTTGAGGTTTATATTTTCCAACAATAAATTTATTCCAAATTTTAACAATCATTTTGGGGTTAGCCTTTCTAATCGCAATAAGTGCATTTTTAGTTGCTAAAATATCAGGATCATCAGGAAAAACATTTTGCACATCAGATACGAAATCAATAAAATGATCATTAAACGCAGTAAGGATATTATTAGCCATTTAAATATTTATATTTAATAATTATATTTTATATTTAAATTAATTTATTTAATATATATATTAAATTCTCATTTGTGGTTTATTTCCAGTAATTTTCTGCAATTCGCTTTCTCTCTGTTGTTGTAATTGTTCAATTGTTAAATCACCTGATATTTTATTGGAACCTTTATAATCGTGCTCATCATTTGGAGTAGTTATATTATCAGAATAATTTAAATCGACATAATTATGCATTTGTCTCATTCCTCCGTTTCCTTTTGCTTCTAATTCTTCTGTTCCTTGATCTAAAAAACTGTATGAATCAGAAACAATATCTCCAAGGCCGCCTCCAAATGAAAATGCCATCGGCTCCATATTATTTTGTGTTGCTTTTCTTATAGCAACTTCTTGTTTTGGTTTTAAATGATTTAATATAGATTCGCCGTATAATACTTGATAATCTTGATTTAATAAAAGTAAAGCAGGAACTCTGTTGACATTTTCAGGCATAATTATTTTTTGTCCATTTTCTAAAACTATAAACATTTTATTATTAGTATCCTTAACCCTTTTGTCTATGCATATAAAATGTATATCTTTTTGCACATTTGTTTTTGATAATGTTTGTAAAAGTTTGTTGGAATGTTCACAAAATTTACTATAATATAAAATAGAACTCATTTTATTTATAATTAGTTAATTGAATTAAATATTTAACTCATTTTAAAAAAAAATGATTTAAATTATACAATTTAAATATAAAGTACTATTAGACAATATGAATCCTCAAGTTGAATTAAATTCTAGACATAATGATGAAATGCTTATGTTTACACTAAGTGGTGTAAATGTAAGTTTGGCTAATGCTATTAGAAGAACTATTCTATCTGATATACCATTAGTTGTATTTAGAACTACTCCTTATGAACAAAATATGGCTACTATAACTGCAAACACAAGTCGTCTAAACAATGAAGTTTTAAAACAACGCTTAAGTTGTATTCCTATTCATATTAAAAATGTAGAGGAGTTTCCTTTAAAAAATTACCAGCTTGAAGTCAATGTTGAAAATATAACAGATACTACTATGTTTGTTACTACAGAAAATTTTGTAATCAAAGATATGAATACTGGCAAACCTATTAGTGAATCAAAAAATAGAGAAATATTTCCTGCAAATGATTATACTGGTTATTTTATTGATTTTGTAAGATTAAGACCAAAATTGTCAGATGAATTATCAGGTGAAAAAATACAGTTAACTTGTGAATTTTCAATTGGAACTGCTAAAGAAGATGGTATGTTTAATGCGGTTTCAACGTGTTCTTATGGTTTCACAATAGATACAGTTGCTCAAGAAGCGATTTTAGAAAAATATAAGCAAACCTGGAAAGATGAAGGCAAAACAAAAGAAGAAGTAGATTTTGAAGCAAAAAATTGGAGATTGTTGGATGGACTGCGTGTAACAAGAAAAGATAGTTTTGACTTTATTATTCAAAGTATTGGTATTTATGATAATGTTGAATTAGTGCATAAAGCGTGTGAAATATTGATTGATAAAATGCAATTTCAAGACACGTTAATTGAAAAAGATGAATTAAAAATTGAGAAATCACAAAATACAATGAGCAACTCTTTTGATATTATTTTAGAAAATGAGGATTATACAATTGGAAAAGTTTTGGAATATTTCTTGTATACAAAATTTTACGAAACAAAAATATTAACCTTTTGTGGTTTTAAAAAGATGCATCCTCATGATTCTTATAGCATTATAAGAGTAGCGTATAAAGATGCTGTTGATATATCAACAATTAAAGGACATTTAAAAGAATGTATTGGGGAATCGATCCAAGTATTTACAAAGATTAAAAAAGAATTCTTAAAACTAGTAAAAAATTAAAAACCTTCATTTTTAAAACTTGTAAAAATTAAAAACCTTCATTTTTAAAACTTGTAAAAATTAAAAACCACCATACTCATTTAATAGTAATAAACTATTATTGTAAATAATAACAAAAAAATTGATTATATCATCGAAATCAGATATATTAATCATTTACATATGTAAATATTTTTTAATTAAAATAAATTAATTTTAATTAAAATATGTATAATTTTTTAACTATTGTAAATATATGTATAATTTTTTAACTATTGGTCATGATTGCTCTCCAGCGGCAGCATTAAGAGAGTTAAATTTAAGAAATGAAGCATTACCATTTGATTGGGTTATGTCTAATGTATCTTCAATAGAGAAATGTTTTCAAGATAATTTTATGAAATATCATACAAACTTAAGGTTTAATTATAATAAAACTAGTTTGATTGATGAATATGGGTTTGAATTTCCTTATGATTATCCATTAATGGATATAAATAAAAATACAGATAATATTACAATTGATCGAATTGGGGAAGGATTAATTGGGGAAGGATTAATTGGGGAAGGATTAATTGGGGAAGAAAAAAATAAAATTATTACCGATAATTGGCAAAAATTTTATGATATAGTAAAAGAAAAATATGATAGAAGAATCAAAAGATTTTTAAATATTGTAAATGATGTAAAACCAATTATAATATTATGCAGACATAATATAAATGACGTATTAAAATTAAGAAATTTAATTTTTAAATATTATAATAAAAAAAATATTTATTTTATAAATGCATCATCTGAAAAATTTGAGACGAGTTTTACAATAAATTGTAATACAGAACAAAATGGGATTTGGAATGATATTGAAATATGGAAAAAAAATATAAATCTTATATTGCCAAATAAGATAAAGTAAATTAGAATAAGTTAAACCTAAACTTGTGAATCCGCAACAATAGTATCAATATTTCTCTTTCTCATTTGAAAATTCAAACAATACATTAGAAGCGATGGATGCAAATTATTAACGTAATTAATTACGAATGTATTTGTAATAAATAATTTTTTCTCTCTTAACTCGTCAATATAAGTCTTATGAATATTAAACATATGTGTGCGATATTGTTCCGAAAACTCAATTAGTGGCTTCTCCTTTTTAATATAGCACGATATATAATTGGAAAATAATGTATTCGTAAACAAATGTATTTGATCTCTAAATGAAGAAAATTCTTTTTTATTTTCAGGATAGAATTTCAAAAAATCATGAACTTTACCATTTTTTCTTAAACATAAATATTGATATTGTAGCTTTGGTTGGTTTCCTCTTAAATTGCGAACTTGTTCATATACAGGGTTTCTAATTTTCATTCGCTCTCCTGTTAGAGTATTATATACTACGACACCTACAATATCATAAGATGTATTCATAGAACCATATTTTTCAATCAAATCTGAATAACTGTTCCACTCATAAATTTTTGGAAATTTAATGGTAGTTTGACCCCAATTCAGTTGTTTAACATAATTAATAGAATGTGAATGAACTAATACGTTATCATCTACATTTTGAATACTATACAAAGCAACTAAATATAGTGTAGGTGTTTTAAATGGTACTACAATTCGGTTATCAGGATGTTGCAACACAAAACTATAACTAAATTCTTTGTTTAAATGGTCTAGATTTAAATTTGTCTCCTTTGTTGCTTCTAAAAACATATCTCTAAATGTTTTATTATGTATTCCTTTGAAAAAACTAGATGTAGCACCAACTGTATTTCGGGTAGAAATTTCCCAACTTCCGGATAATCCAATCGTTGGATCCCAAAAAGCGTTAATCATTGTTCCTTCTACAAATTCTTGAGCTATTAGATTTTCATTTTTATCAGGATACAATTGAATAAACTTATCTGAAGAAATTGATTTAGGAGGAGCAAACCCAACAACATTATTTGCGCTATTTAAAATTACAGAACGGCATAGTCCATATGTAGGCACATGATCTACACATAAAAAGTCTTTCAAATATCTAATTACAGAGTATTTTTGATTATTTAACGTTCTGCACTCAACAGTATTTAGTTTTAATATATTAGTTTCAGTAATTGCTCCAGTTACCAAATCATTAAAATTTGGAATTGCCGATAAATTAAAAGGTGTGTTAATGGTTATATTCATTATTTGTTAATTATAATTATAAAGATATCTTTAAACTATAATTTAAATTGATTTTTACTTAAGCATAAAAATTTCTATAATAAATATAGAAACAAAATGTCAACAATTCAAAAACAAAAAAATCCATCAGAATTAGTCGAAGAATCTAAAAATATGGATATAATTATAATTTTACAATTAGGGGATGTTATTAACATCAGTAATCCAAAAAATGAAAAACTTAATGACCAAACTTTTATTATTGATTATATTGATAAGTCCAAGATGTATTTAATAAATGTTGATACACTTGAAATAATCAAATTAAAAATTTCCGATGATGGTATAGTAGGTGATGGTACAATTACCCAAATTGCTATTTTAAGTAGAAGCGATACTTCTAGTTATGCAAGACAAAATGATTTACTTCCAGGTAAATGGATAAATATTTATTTTGGTGGAGAATATCCAGTTATTCTTACGGGAGAAATAACAAATTTAGAAGAAGATATGATTGAAATTAAAACGGTGGATGATGATATACTATATATTAATTTTGATTACAAAGGAATTCCTGAAGATTTACCAATTGATAATATTGAAATTAGAGAGAAACCTGAAGAACCAAAAAAAAATGTTGTAGAAGAAATCCAAGAGTTTGAAAATATTCCTGAATTAGAAAAAGAATATGAACAAGCAATTCCAGGTCAACAAATAGAATACAAAATTCCTGTAAAAAATGTAAAAGATCAAATGAGGGAGTTTATTTTAAGAGCTGATCAAATTAAATTCGGAGATGAAGAATTGGGGCCAATTGTGCAATATGTAGATGTAGCTATTCAATCACAAAGATATAGTATTGAAGTTCAATTAACAGATTTACTGGATGAATTATTGTCTACTATTCCAAACTCACAAAGAACAAATAAAGTGCTAAATAATATTCATATTACGATTGAAAGATTTAAACAATTGAGAGAGCAATTTTCTACGTTTGACCAATATGGTTTTATTGAATCCGCATTAGTAAATGAATCTACATATAAACCATTAAATCAATATTTTAAACAATTTAAACAAAATTTATATTGGATTTTACCAGTTGTTAAAAACATAAAAAAAATATACAATGGAAATGAAGATGAAGAAAATATTGAAGAAAGTAGTGATATAATTTTATTAAATAATACAGAGCAAATTTTTAATATAGATAAATTAGTAGATGCTTATAAATCAAATGATTTACCGATAGACCAAAACAAATATTCTTTATTATACAATGAATTAAACCCGTATTTTACTCCTTTTAATTTAATAAATGAAGAATCTGCAAATGATTTATTAATTGAAAAAAATGTAGAAACAGATTTGAATGTGATTATTGATAATTTAGAAGATATGTATTCGTCTGTTTTTACGCAAAACAATATTAGGTCGAGACGTTTTGTCATACAAAAATATAATCTTGGTTTAACAAGATTGGATACAATAGATAATACAAATGCACGTATGGTTACTACTAGAGTAAGAATGACAAATCCTGATACAATGTCTATAAAATCTTTCATTACATTGCCTGAATCAACAATAAGATTTTCAAAAATAAATCTTCCTGGAACAAGCTTATTAGAGAGAGTGAATTTAAACCAAATATTTTTAAGTTATTGGGAGTTTTTGAAAAAAAAAACACCTGTAAATAATATATTTATTGAAAATTTAGATAGTGAAATTGAATTTAATGAAAATAATTTTGTAAACACAATTAAAAATTATGTTTTAAACATACCGGGTGAAGAGAAAAAAAAATTAACAAATGAACAAATATATTCACAATTTATAAACACAATTGTCCCAAAAATTAAGGTTTTGTTTGAATTAATGAAAAAATATATAAATGGTAAATTGTCAATTATTGATGTAGTATCTTATTTAGAACCCTTTTTAATTTATACAGATGACTTAACATATATGCAATATAAAGAAATTATTAAATTTATAGATGAAAAAATTTCAGAATTTAATAAAAAATATATTGAACGTTCAAGATTATTTCAAAGTTTATCAAAATTTGTTAAGCCACAAATAGTTTTAAATAATGCTTTTTCTATTATATCTATAATAGAACAAAAAAATGGATTTAGGGATGATATTTTTCACTATTATGATATACCAATTGAGGGTGCTTCATTTAGATTTAGATATTCAGAATATACCAATTCTGAAATACTAAGAAAATTAATGTTAAAAGATAATAGTAAGCTTTATACGTCAGCTATTTCATTAGAAAGTGTTTCGTTAATGCTTCCAAGTGAGTATTCTTCTTTATTTGAGAAAGAAAAAGAAATGATTAATTCAAAATACGAAAATCAGAAAAAAACAGATAGTTGCGGACCAATAATAATATCAAAACATTATGATTCTATTGAAGAACTTACAAAAGATAATGATAAAAATATATATTTTGATAAAAAATATGACAAAACTAATTATGAATTATTGAATAATTATGAGAAGGAAATAGTGAGTATGGTACCCGAAAATTTGAAAATTCATATTATTAACGATTTAAAGAAAAAATTAAAATTGAACGATTATGATGCCGATTATTTATCAAATACTTTGTTAGATGGACATAAAATGGTTATAAATGGTCAATATGCTATTTTATATAAAAATAATGCAATGCCTGATTATTATGTGCGTAAAGAAAACAAATGGGTATTAAGTAATGATATAGTAAAAGATTTAGATACGGATGAATCTAGTATTTTGTGTGATTTACAAGAAAAATGCATAAATGTTACAAATAAAGACAATGATGAAGATAAATGTGTAAGTTTACCTGTTGACGAACTTGGTATTCAAAATCAATTATTAAATGATATTTTAAGCGAATTCGATGAAAAATATAGAATTTCAAAAGATGATTTTGAAAAAAAAATAAAAGAACAATTTGATTATTTTGTATCTATTATTGGGGTTTTAACGAGTATTGAATATAATAATTTATTAAAGTATAATAATGAAAAATATAAATTATCAGAAAATATGGATGATGAAAAATCGATTAAACCAATATCACCATATTTAACAGTGTTAAATTTAATTTTATCTCAAAATGATTTCACTAAAAAACAAAATGATATTGTGCGTTTTGTAAATACTTATACTAGACCTGCTATTACCGACAATTTTGGTCCATTGAATGAAATGGAAAATATAAATTGGCTTTATTGTATTAAAACAAATGTTCCTATATTGCCAATTTTTAAATTTAATATGGCTACCTCTTTTATTACAGACATTAATGGTTATAAAAATTATGTTGATTTACTTATTAGTAAAATTGGTAAATTAAGCGACGACGGAGATTGGTGGGAAGATAAAAATAGTGGTTGGCGTATTATTAAAATAGATTTTGATATAGAAGAAGGATACGAACAAGGGTTTAAGGTTACAACTCGTGCTACGCTTGAAGAAGATGCTGGAAACAAAGTAATCTCATCTACAACAAAAAATATAAAATACGACACATTTGAAACTAGAACTATTTCTAACATAGTAAATGCTTTATCAGTAGCTATGGGAATTAATATTGAAGTGCAAAAAGAATTTATTATAAACTGTGTTTTATCATCACTTCGCGATACATTAGAATCGGAAGAAGATTATAAAGTTAAAATTAAAGAAATGGCGGAAAAAGGAAAAAAAATATCATCGTATGAAGATTTTTACAATACCGCTATTTTATATTACACATTAGGTATGTTTTTAATTGCGGTTCAAACTGCAATACCATCTGTAAAAACCCGAAAAACGCACCCTGGTTGTGTTAGATCATTTAATGGGTATCCATTTGAAGGTTCAGGAGACCTAAGCAGTTTAACATATTTAGCATGTGTTGCCTTTGATATTCGTGAATCAGGTAAACCTTGGAATGTTTTAAAGGGAAAAAAAACGGATTTTATATTAAATAAAATCAAAGGTTCTATCGATAGTGTTTTATCAAATATTCCTGACGTTTTAAGGAAAATGGAAGAAAAAACGGATTATTTATTAACTAATCCAGCTAAAGAAATATTAGACGATCACGACATTACAAATTGGACACAATTTTTACCGCCTTTAGTGCCTTTTAAAATTAAAAAATTAGTAAATGTTTCGGATGAGTTTAAAAGAAGTTTACTAAGTGATTTAAAATCAGGTTCAGAGAATCAAAGAGAGAAAATATTAGTAGTAGATTCAAAAATTATTCAGTTTTCACTTGCGATTCAAGAAAAAATACAAAATATAGTAAAGAAAAAACAATTATTATTAAGTAATTCAAATAATGAACCTTATTTGGAAAATTCTTGTTGTGAAAGTAAAGAAGGTGTAAGCACTATTGATTATTTTATAAATCAAGACTCTGGTATACTTGAATACAATACTATTGTAAAAAAATTAACAAACATTATAGAAGATATTACAAATTATTCAAAGAGTAGCATGTTTTATAGTATAATAAATACAAAAAATAAATACCCTCCTATTAGTAATAATTTCGACGAAAAAATAATTTACATGGCATTTATTTATTTTTGTAAATTTAAATCATTGATGCCGATACCTGAAGATTTACTACCATTATGCAATGATAAACCGGAATTAGATTTAATAAATAAGAATTTAAATGTAGACCAAATTATTCAAAAACTAAAAGATAATGGTAAAAAATTTGATAATGAGTCTTTTTTAAGATTAATGCAATTAGTTGGTCGTAAAAATATTATACATCTTGATTTTGATAAACCAAATGTGTCGTCCATTTCAAAATTATTGGCTACAATTGATTCTATTGACGAAGAAAACGATGAAATTGTAGAAGGTTCTTTGAGAAAATTAATAAATGAAGCATTGGATACTTTTGACATAGCAACAAATGAAACAACTAGAGAAATTAAGAATCTAAATGATTTTTTAATAAGAAGCATTGACGACATGATTCAAGATATAAATGAATTTGTAGATAGATATAAAGGAAATAAAATTACGAAACGTTCTATTGATAATTTTAAAAAGAATATTGAAAAAATCGCGGAATGGGAATGTGAAAAGTCTAATAGAAATCAAGAGATAAAAATATCAGATGAATGTTTATATAACACAGTTAATTTTTATAAAACGTTTATTGCAAATTTTGTCACTATTTTTCCGAATATTATTTTAAATAACGTTGATTATCAAAATGTATTAATACCTGATTATCTAAAACTTTCAAAACAACATGAAAACAAATTAAGAAGACATATTAATGAATATTATGAGCAACTAAGAGGGTTTTATGGTCAGCAAATTATTTCTAAAGTTTTAACAACAATACAAAAATCATCTAAAAATATATTAAAATTAGCTAATATAACACCTTGTTTTACAACAATTAATTACGGTGAAACAATTTTGAAGCCTGTTTTTGACGAGAGAACTAGTAGATTTTTATTTCAGTATTATTTATTAAGGGTTATTATTAATTATATAGATTTAACAGATGATGATGAAATGATTTTTACTGAAATTGAAAAAATAACTGATGTGCAAGATTTATTTACAGTAGAATATTTAGAAGAAAAAACAAACAGGACAGATTTTGATATTAATACCCGTGAAAAAACTGAAAGAATAACGAGTGGTAATAAAAAAGAATTAAAACATAAAATAGCTGAATTAATTATTTCCTTTTTTGAAATTTTAAAGGATCAAAAAGATGCGGTTGATATTTCATACGAAGAAATATTGGATAGAGTTTTTAAATTAAAAGAAAAGGAAAAAAATATGGTTACAGATAGACTTAAAAATCTTACAGATGAAGAAAGAGACGCAGATACTATTTTAAAAATTAATAAGCTAGGTGTTTGGAGTAAGGGTTTACAAAAAGGTCTTACTACATATGTAAAAGACACATATGATGAAGAACGCGATTTTAGAGATGAAATGGATAAAATAGAAAAAAAACTCAAGGGTAAAAGTGTTGGTGATTTAGACCAACAAGTAATGGAAGATTATATAGAAGAAAGAGATATTGATGCGGAAATTGAGAGAGAAGCTTATGATATGGGAGGTTACACAGAAGATTATGGTGATGGTAATTTTGAAGGAGATGAAGTAGAAAATGAGGGTGATTATGAATAATAAAATATTTTTAATTTAATTTATTTTAAAATATTTTAGCTTTTATACTACTTTTTTAAAGATTTATATATATAAGAATATGAATAGAAATTATATAAGAGAGAACGCTACATTATTTTCCATTATTTTATTTTTAATTATGTTTGGTTCAATTCAAATGATGAAACCAGCTTTTTTATATAATAAAGATGGAAGCATTAGAGAGTTTGGTGTTGGGTATAGAAATAAAACAATTTTACCATTATGGTTATTATCATTAATTTTAGGAATATTAAGTTATTTATTTGTAATATATTACGTTGCTTATCCAAAGCTATTTTAATTAGTTTGTTATCGTATATGTAGTGCTTGTCGCTTGTTCTTTTTTGGCACTTGTTTCCTCTTCTTTATCTAAAAACTTTTGATAATTTTGCTGCATTGTTTTTGGGTTACTAGCACAGCCTCTTGTTGTTATTTTTAACTGCACAATAGATGTCAATAATAATCCCGTGTAAATATACCACATAGCTTCGCCAATATTATCCCGTGTAACCACTAAATTAAATAAATCCTCCTTCAACTTTGTAGTGTCATTACTAGAATCATTTTTATATTTATCCTTCTTTAACGGTGTTAATAAACTCCAATAATTATTAAAATTACTAGGAACAATTTGATTAATTAATATAGATGTATTCCCACATATTTTAATAATTAAATCTGCAGCCTGTTGCATTTGTTCTTTTTCTAAATTCCCACCAATCATATTATTAGCTTGTTGTTCTACATTTTGCGGTTCAGCTATTACATCTGATGCTGGCATCATTTCACTAGGAGCACCATCTCCTAATTTTTTTTCAAGATCAGTATTAACTAATAAATCCGTTAAAAGTTTATTTGCAGAGCTTGAAACATAAAAATAACCAATTACATCAGAAAATGCGCTTTTAAATCCAGGGTATATTATTAGAACAACTATAACAACGCCGAAAATTAATGACCACGGAATAAACGTAAATACACCAGCTGCTCCCATATTTTCACTAATACTACCACCACAAGTAGTTGATATTATAGATGCATTCACTATAAATTGTATTACCATAACTAATAATAAGTATATAGCTAAATATAAATAACTGTTACTAACATATTCTTTATATTTATCTTTATTGTTTAACACATCATATGTTAAATTAGGTTTAATTGCCATGTAATAAAATACTGTTGTTAGTAAAAATGTAACAATATTTAAATAAGAATTAGCCATATAGATATTATGTATAAATTAATTTATAATTTTAACTATAATTATTATGGAATTAAATGATTTGACTAATCAAGGATGGCCTTCGTCTAAACCAATATTGACAGAACCAGGTGTAAAATATTTTTTAAACCAAACTCTTAAACAATGCCATATTATTAAAAATAATTTCTATAATACAGTATTTAATATAGGGTTATTAATAGGGTTTCTATTAGTTTTAGGATTAATATTGATATACAAGTATAAAGGTAGATTAACCGATATTGAAAAAGACAAAAAAAATAAAGAAAAACAACAATATATTTTATCAAAAATTAAAAATTTACAAGAGGCAAAAAGAAAGGCACACCAAGAGCTAATTACTGGTTTACCGAACTGGGATAGTGAATATGATATTATTCATAAAGGCAAAATAGTTTAATTATTTTAAATAGTTAAGCATTTGAAATATTTTATCAAATAAATAATAGAATAATTATATATAATGCTTGAAGATTCTGTTGAAAATAAAATGAATGAATATTATAAATTAAAAGGTAGATATGAAGAAATAAATCAAAAAAATAAAAATAAAATAATTAATAATAAAAATCTTAGCCTAAAAGAGAAAAAAATAGAGTTTAGTCAATTAAAACCCAAATGTATTAATTGTGGCAAACCAGGAGGAACAACTTTTGCTTCTGTTATTAATAAAAATAATAATGTAGGCGACCAATATAGAGAACTTCGTGCTTTTTGCAAAGCGGTTGAGCCTTGTGGTTTAAATATAAATATTGCTGTTGGTAATTTTGATGATATTAACATTTTTTTAAAAGAAATAAATGATGAAATAAATGATTCTAAAAAAGAAATTATTAACGATAAAAATAAATTATTGTTTGGTCTTCTTACAACTGAAAAAACTTTAGAAAATTTTGATACATACAAAGAGAATATTACTGATTTTACTAGTTTATTACACATTTATCTTGAACAATATATAAATATAACAGATAATGCTGAAAATAAACAAAAATTAACGGAAGAAGTAGAAAAATCATACTTGGATATTCAAGAAATAAAAAGAGCTATTGCGCAATTTAATACTACAAATGATCTTCAGTTTGTTCGTGATGCTGTTAATATTTATAATACAAATTTAAAACCTAAATTGAGTCAAATACTACATTTAAAATATAAAGAAAATATGGTTTGGTATGATGAAAATAGTAACACATATAATTTATTTCAAAAAAAATATTCCATCAAGGATTTAGAATTAAATATAGGCAAGTATGAAACTGTCGTTTTTAATACAAGTATACAAGGTTCTAATCGTAGTACACCTAGAACCGAACCTAGACCCGAAGTTAAAAAGAGAACATTAATTATAGAATCTTCTACTCCAGTTGAAGAAGATATTATTGGTCTACCTACTTTTAATGAAGATGGTAGTGTAAATTGGTCAAATAAAAATTATCAGGGGTTGTGGAATAAAATGAATATTAAAATGCAAACTGCTTTATTGTCTGATAAAGAATGGTTACAAGAATTTATGGATAGTTGTGTTAAAGCAACTTTAGAAAAAAAACCGTGCACATTTACAAACCCTAGCAATTTAATTATTCCTCCTCAACTGGTAGATGATGGAAAATATGATTTCGGTAACACTATTTATAATGATTTCTTCAATAAACTTGGCAAGGGATATCATGATAGATTACTAAAATTATTTATTACTGATAAAAATGGTAATAAAAATTATAATCCATTTGAAAATGAATTACAAAGGATGATGATTCAAGAATTAGGTTTTGGAAAAGGGCGTTTTGAAATGTAATTTTTGAAACCAATTAATCGTTAAGATTCGCATTAGTATTTTAGTATTTAAAATTTAAGTGGTATCTTATTTTACATATATTAAAATTAAAATTGAAATACTTTTTAAAAATAAATGTAAAGTATTTTAATAATTATAACTGTTTAAACAATCTTTTACGCCTTTCCACATTTAAAACGCTTATTAAATAAGTGAGGAATGAAAAAAAATGCAGTTATTTCTCAAGATAACAAATATAGATATCAACTGTCAAGAATTTGGGATGATGAAAAACCAACTGTATTATTTATTATGTTGAATCCATCTACTGCGGATGCAGATGTAGATGATCCTACTATTCGTAGAGTAGTTAATTTTGCAAAATCGTGGGGATATGGAGGAGTAATTGTAGGTAATTTATATGCTTTTCGTAGCACAGACCCAAAAGCACTAAAACATACTGAAGACCCTATTGGAGAAGAAAATATAGCAACTGTTCAAACATTAATTGGATTAACAGACAAAGTTGTATATGCTTGGGGGAATAATCAAAAAGAACCTGAATGGCTATGTAATTTAGTTGAAACCCCTTATTGTATTGATATTTCAAAAAAAGGAATTCCTAAACATCCATTATATTTAAAAAGTAACTTACAGCCTCAGTTATACATATCTTGTCAAAAATAAAGGGTTAAGGTAGAAAAGGTAAGGTATTATTTATTTATTTGTTACTAACTTTTGTTTATAGGTTTTTTTTTGATATTTAATAAACGTATAACAATAACTATTTGTTTTTAGTATTTAATAATTAATAATTCATAATTAATTATATTCCTTAATAATTATATAATGATATTTAATTACATTTCATTACCTGTTTTTTTAATAAGTTTTGCTATTGGTATTTTTTTTATTTATATTTTAGGTCCTGAAATGAAAACAATTTATATTTATCCCAGTCCTGAAAATACAAATAAAGTTTTGTATAAAGATAAAGCAAATAATTGTTTTTATTTGAATCAAGAAGAAATTAAATGTCCGAGCGATGAATCAAAAATTTCTTCGATACCGATACAAACATAAAATAAAGATATTAGTATATTATTATTTTAGCAATTATTAAATTAACATAAATATATAATGGGAATGCATCTTGGAAAGTTTGTTCATACAGAAACAGGAAAAATACTAATGTCTATATTATTGGGATTTGGTTTAGCTTCTCTCTTTAGAACTGTTTGTAAAGGTAAAAATTGTATTATTTTTCATGCTCCACCTTTAGATAAGTTTAAAGATAAAATATACAAAAATGGTGATAAATGTTTTAAGTATACTCCTGTAGCTACTAAATGTTCATTGAATACCAAAATAGTTAATTTTGAATAATTTAATTTGCGTAATTATTATAATCAATCATTCTTTATAATAATTATGAGCGATTCTACAAGTATTTTAGATTTACCTACTGATCCTGTTGGAGGAGGAAATATGGGCGGAGATATTAATAGAGGATTATCTCTTAACGCTTCAGAGAATGTAGTGCAAAAACAAATTCAACAATCACAAATGCCTAACTTTAGTTTAGACCAAGCTACAATTAGTCAAATAGTAAATGGATTGCAACAGGCAACTATTTCGGGCGCTACACAATTGCCTTCTAGAGATATTCCTATGAATACAACAGGACACAGTAATGATGCACAAATTCAGCCAAATTATGTGCCAACTGTTGAACAACAAACAGATTACATTAAAGATTATGATCAAACTGGTGATATGATTGATAATTATAATAAAAATGTAAATCGAAATGATTCATTAGATGAAATGTATAATGAAATACAAACCCCACTTCTATTAGCTGTATTATATTTTTTATTTCAATTGCCATTTTTTAAAAGATTCCTATTTGGTTACTTTCCTGTTTTATTTTCAAATGATGGAAATTATAATATTAATGGATTTCTTTTTACTAGCACATTATTCGGAATTTTATTTTATTTATTGAATAAAATTACAAATCATTTTGGAACATTTTAGTTATAATATATATTTGATTTATAATATATATTTGATTTATAATGTATACGTTATAAATCAAATTAAATATTTTTATTACATAATAAGTAAATGATTAATGAATATGTAATAAAATTAATTGAAAATCTACCAGATGATTTAAAAAATGCAAAAAATCCCTTACGTCTTGATTTGGTATTAGATGGAGGGATTTTTAACGGAAGTTATCTTGTCGGTGCAATGTATTTTTTAAAAGAAATGGAAAATCGAAACTATATTAAAATAGAAAGAATATCTGGTTGCAGTGTTGGATCGATAGCTGCGTTTCTTTATTATATTGATTCATTTGACCTAATGACAAAATTATATAGTGTTTTCACAGATGATTTTAAAAAAAATTATAGACTGCACGTTTTAAAAGAAATAAAAAAATATTTACATGGAAAAATCCCTGATAACATTTGTAAAAAAGTAAACGGAAAACTATATATATGTTATAATAATATTAAAAAGGGGAAAAAAAAGGTAAAATCACACTATAAAAACGTGGATGATTTAATAAATACAATTATAAGATCTTGTTTTGTTCCTTATTTAATTGATGGAGAAATATTATATGAAAATAAATATATCGATGGTATAAATCCATATATTTTCGATAAAGAAAAGGATAAGAAAATTCTATATTTAGATCTTTTTGGGTATGATAAAATAGGAAATATAATAAATGTAAAAAATGAAAAAACTAATTATCATCGTATTCTCTCAGGTTTACTAGATATTCATTGTTTTTATATTAAACAATCTAACACGCAAATGTGTAGTTATGTGAATGATTGGTCAATTACTAATATAACTTTTAACTATCTTAAAATAGTTATAGAGAGAGTTTTTATTTATATGACATATTTTGCAGTCTATATTAAAACTATTATACCTCAAGAGTTTGATCAAACAGTTATATATAAATTATTATCAAAAATATCACAGGATATTTTTATTGTATTATTAGAATCATATTGTTTGTGAGTTTATTTAGTTTAGTTTAAATGTTTAATTAAATTAAATGGACAATTTCGAAGATTCTTCTTCTTTTTCTTTTGGTAATTTAATCCCATCTAGTTTATTTGAAAATAGTTATGTAATGTATAGTTTAATAGTAATAATATTAGCAGGAGTTTCTTATTTAGCTTACAAATATTATTTAAATAAAAATGGCTCTATAGGTTCAACAAATATTGATTATTTACAACAACCTGATGAAAATTACGAACAACAAAATGTCGCTCAAGAAAATAGCGAATAATAACAAAAATAACAAAAATAACAAAAAATATAAATTTAGTATAAACCCGTTTTATTTTTTTTTGTTTTTTTTGCTCTTTTCCCATAAATGTTAAACAATAAATTATTTGTTTTCTTTTTTTCCTTCTTTTTAGTGTTGTTTCTTTTATTTTTGTTTCTTTTAGTTTCTTTCTTTTTAGTAACCTTAGTATATGTATTTGTAGTTGAATCAGAACCATATTTTTGTTCAGGTTTATAATTTAGAAACCATTCTTCCATTTCTTTTTTATTTTTGGTTTCTTTTAATTCTTTATATTTGTCTGCCTTATTAGAACGCATTTCTTCTACTGATTCTTGGTGACCATAACATGTTATACTAAAACGTTGCAGTAGTCCCTTTTGTTCTAATCTATTTTTTTGTTGCACTTCGAATAAAAATTTTGCCATACATAAAATTCTTTCAGAAAATTCATTGTAATAAGGTCTTTCTGCATATAAAAAAGCTAAATAAAAATTTAACATAGTGTCAATAGTTGCTATTTTAACACTTTGACCATGATTATGAATAATATTATAACTATGACAAGCTATTGGCTTATATATAAAAGCTATAGTGTCTTTACCTATTTTGATTTCATAGTGTTCCGGAATTATTTCACCTACTGCTTCGTGTTTAATAATCTTTGTGTTTTTAATTCCAATATCTTTTAATCTCTCTTTAATTATTTCAGAAGTTGATTCAGGATTATGAGATATTACATCAAAATCAGCTATTTTTTCTAAATTTTTACGCCAATCTTTTGGCATATATTGTGAGTAAAGGGATATAGCAAAACCTCCAAAAAATACAACACCTTGATTAATTAGTGTATTTTTTACATTTTCATAAATTTCGTCTTCATTTTCTTTATTAGACATCTCTCTTTGAAAATCAATATTATTACAATTTATAGATGTTAATGGATAATGTTTATTAAGAAGTGTAAGTCGTTTTAAAACCTTTTCCCATCTGCTTATATCTCCTGCTGGTCTTGATAATTCTAAATACATTGACATTCTTAAAAAATTAGGTGGTGCATATAAAATACCAGTAACTCGTATTGAATCCTTTTTTAAAGCATTAAATATTTCTTTTGGTATTTGTGTTATGTCTGCGACAGGTATAAAATTTACAAAAACTTTATATGTCCCATGGTGTTGGCCTGATTTTGCTTCAACATCTGTAAACCCTTTTTTATAATAATTGTCAGCTAATTTTTTAGTATCTTCTAAAGCATTAAATGAAAAAAAATCATAGTCAGGTATTTCTATATCTTTATTGTAAAATTGGTCTTCTTCGGGTAAAATATTGTTAATTGCAGTTCCACCGTAACATATTAAATTTTGTAATCTTAAAAATTCCTCTACAATATCTATTATTTTTTGCACTTCTTCCGAATTTACGATGCGTTTGCCAATTTTTTCTTCCGCTTTATCTACTGCCATACGTAAAATAGCTAATTCACAATCACTAAATTTTAATCCTTTACACACATTTTTTTGCTTCATATAATAAACGAATAAAATATATTATATAAAAAATTGAATAATATAATATATTTAAAAAGTAATATATATTATATACAATGGAGTTCTTAACTAACAATGATATTATTGAATTAAATAATTCTGTTATTGAAAAAATAAAAGGCAATAATAGTGTTAAAAGAAGAGTTAAAAATGAATGTAATACATTATATCCGCTTTATCCTGATGTATTTTTAAATAGTTTAAACAACTCAACAGAAATTAGTGTAACTGTTTCCGAACTTGTTAATAATAAATTTCGCATATATAAATTTGTTGTTAAAGAAAATTATCCCTTTGAACCGCCTATGATTTATTTTAATAACGCTCCATACTCTGACCTGTTAAAAATGTGTGGTGAATATGAAAAAGATATGGTTAAAAAATTAAAAGGACAAGACTGTTTATGTTGTCATTCAATTAATTGTCATGTAAATTGGTCGCCTGCTATAAGGTTGCATCGGATTATTGATGAAATTAAAGAAACCTTAAAGTTTAAAAGAGACATTGTAAATCTTTTATTAGCTTCAAAAATTAAACAAAAATATAATATTCCTTATGCTAATATCGAGACTTATTTAGTTTAAAAAATACAAAATAAAAATATAATTAGAATATTTCATTATAATAATCAGTTTTTTTTTCATCTTCAAGTCCTCTTAAATTAACTTCTAATCTATATATTTCTTTATATAATACAAATAAAAATGTAACAGGATTTATGTAAGATATTATGCCATATAGTCCCCAAATCGCTTTATCTATATAAAAAGGTCCTATTAATGAATTTCTATATAATCTATTTTTTAAATAATCATATGAATTAAAACCTCGTTTTACACCTAACAAAGCCCATGCAGATATTGATATGTTTATAGATTTTGAAATATTCATTTATAATAATATAAATGAATATCTTTGTATTATTTTATAATATATATGTTTTACTTCGTTTTTATCTAGCAAATTATTATTAGAAATTATTTATCCACTATAAAATTGTGATTTTGGAAAAATAGTATTACATCCATTACATTGACATTGTGTATCATTAATAATAAAAAATCTGCCTGTTAAGTTTGGAACTTTGTTTGTTTCTTTGCATACTGGACATCTTACATTAACTGGATTATCATCATATTTGATTGAAGACAAAAATTGACCCATGATATTATAATTATAATTATGTTTTTAAATTATAATTATGTTTTTAAATTATAATTATTTAATTTATTTTAAACATCAAAGCTATAATAATCACTGCTGACATTACGTGTAGAATAATCGTAATCCGGATTTTGAGGAGTAGGATCAGGAATAGTAACAGGAACGTATCTTAAATTTGCTGGTTTTAAAGAAAAAGCATAACTAGCTCTATCAAAAAACAAAGTATTTTCCATTAGATAATTATCTACATATTGATAACGAATCGCTACCATTTGACAACCATATGTTCTACATAACGTTCCGCTTGGGTTAGGTGGATTAATGCCTTTATCCGGAAACACAATTGTTATATTTCTTTTATTATATTCTGTCAACTCATTAATATCGGGATTATTTTTTATCTTGTAATATTCATAAGATCGCATAAACATTGAATTACTTGTTAAGTTTACATATTCTAAAAACTCTTGGTTTTCTAAAAAGGCATTTCCATCTTCATTTCTTGATACGATTAAAATTATTTTGTTTTGAAAGTTTAATAAAGGAATGCTGCCTATATTTGTGCCACTGCTTTCAAAACTATAATCTTTTCCTAACATAATATCATCATATGATTTAAAAATATCTGCCATTTTTGAATATATTTTTTGATTATTACTTTTAATGCGTAAATGAATCAATATGGGGTCTGTTGGGTTGGGACACGTGCCTCCTGAAAAAGCATAATCCTTAATTGTTTTCATTACGTCTGCAAAATTTACGGAATTAAACGTTTCTTTAATGTAAAAATCATCTTGTGTGCTTGTTGATACAACTGGTTGGTTATCCACTGAATATATTTCAAAGTCTAAACAGCGGACACCTTGTTTTAGAACCGCTTTTAAATTACAAATATCGACAAAGTCGATCTTGTATGAGCCTCCACTACATGCATTATAAGCTGTTTTAATATAGTAATCATATAAATTACCACTACAATCAGGGTCATTACTTGAAATTGCTCTTATTTTGCCGTTAACAGAAGGATATAAACTATTCATGTAATCGCACTCTGAATTTTTAAGCCTCGTTAAATAAATGATATATCCTATCATAAATATTAATAGAATTAAAATAAAAGCAATAATCATGTATGATACAAAATTTTGATCCATTTGTTTTAAACTGCTTAAATAATCGGTTGTTTGCGGAGTTGACATTATCTAATATAATATATTATTTTTTATTGAAGGGTTTATAGGAATATTAGAAATAATTAAATTATATTATAATGAATAAAGAATTAAAAAGTTAATATATATTATAATTAACATGACAGGCGGTCTAATGCAATTAGTTTCAGAAGGAGCTCAAAATGTAATATTAAATGGGAACCCAGAGAAGACATTTTGGAAAACTACTTTTAAAAAATATAGCAATTTTGGGATGCAAAATTTTCGTCTTGATTACGAAGGCACACCATCGCTAAATTTAACAACTGAGTCCACATTTGTGTTTCGCGTAAAACGGTACGCTGATTTACTCATGGACTGCTATATTTCTATAGCAATGCCGACAATTTGGAGTCCAATTTTGCCTCCAACTGCGGTTCCACAATCGGATGGCACTACTGTTTACACAGATTGGGCACCATATGAATTCAAATGGATAGACAATTTGGGTGCCCAAATGATTGATAGAATTACTATTACTTGCGGCAATCAAAAATTACAAGAATACTCAGGTCGCTACATATTAGCATCAATGCAAAGAGATTTTGCAGGTCAAAAAAGAGCATTATTTGACGAAATGATAGGAAATGTGCCTGAAATGAATGATCCAGCCAATGCAGGTTCAAGAGTGAATGCATATCCAAATGCATTTTATACCTCCAATCCAGCTGGTGCACAACCATCTATCAATGGAAGAGTATTGTATATTCCAATGGGAGCGTGGTTTAATTTAAAAACTCAAAATGCATTCCCTTTAGTATCTTTACAATACAACGAGCTTCAAATAAGTGTCACCTTTAAACCAATAAATCAACTATTTAGAATTCGTGATGTATTGGATTACAATAATGGGTTTCCTTATGTTGCACCAAATTTTAATCAATATTATATGCAATTTTATAGGTTTTTGCAAACCCCTCCGGATGAAATATTAGGACCAAATTCATATGTGGATACAAGAACAAATTTTAATGCGAATATAAATTTAAATTGCACTTATTGTTTTCTCTCTAATGATGAATCTAAACTGTTTGCTAAAAATGAACAGAAATATTTGATTAAGCAAATATACGAAAAACCATATTACAATATTACGAACCAAAATAAGGTGCAATTAGATTCTATTGGAATGGTAATTAGCTGGATGTTTTATTTTCAAAGAAGCGATGTAAATTTAAGGAATGAATGGTCAAATTACACAAATTGGCCATACAATTATATGCCGGTTGATGTTATTCCTGCTCCTAGTGGAGGCAACTATCCTAACCCCGATCCACTAGGTCCTGATCCAATTGGACCCGGCACAAACCCGGATGGCACTTTATCAGGATTGATGATTTCAGGTGTATACAATCCACAAAATATAAAGAATATCTTGGTCGCTCTAGGTATTTTGTTGGATGGCCAATATAGAGAAAATATTTTGCCCGTAGGTGTATATAATTTTGTCGAAAAATATACTAGAACAGACGGGTTTGCACCTGATGGTTTATATTGTTATAATTTTTGTTTAGATACTTCTCCCTATTCTTTACAACCATCAGGAGCTATGAATATGAGTAGATTCACAAATGTAGAATTTGAATTCACAACAATAAACCCGCCTGTAGATCCGTATGCTCAAGTGTTAACCATTTGTGATCCAACTACAGGTGAAGTGGTAGGTATTAATAAACCAACTTGGCGCATTTATGATTACAACTATGACTTATATGTGATGGAAGAACGTGTGAACATGGTGATATTTGTTGGTGGCAATGCAGGGCTTTTGTATGCGACATAATTTCTTTAAGTATAATAAAATTAATATATTTAAAGAATTTGAGGATTTAAAGGGTTTCACTACATTATGTAAGAAAAAATTGAAAAATATCATGAAAAAAGTTCCCTACTTGTGAAGATAAATGTTGTATTTTTTTTTCCGAAAGTTTTTTCCGAAAATTGAAAATGGACATTTATAAATGTCAAAATTTGAAATATAAAAATAATTCTTGAAAAATGAAAAATGCAAAATTCTGTGAGACCATAAAAATTTTTAACGTCACGCCTTTGAAAAAATGTTTTTAATTTTGTTACGATAAATTTTTTTATTTTTATATGTTTTA